CGGTCATACACTATACGTAACCTACCTCGGTGAAATTTACTACAAACAACTTGAAATCTATACACAATGGATCCTCTCCACCAAGTAAAGGGCAAGGTGGCAAAAGCCATTGCTGTCATATGAAGTTCACCTCCAGTTTCTTGTCGGACCATCCAAGGATCAACTACAGCTCCCCACAAACACGCTTCAGGAGCACTACCCATGCTCCAAACAAATGTATCTAACCAAGATTCCCGTCCAGCAATATAAGATATTTCAAGTTCATCTTCATTTGCTAAACCAAAAGCTCTTGGATCTATAGTCAACTCTTGTTTAGCATCAACAGTTAGTTTATGACTATCATCTTTCGAATTAGTTGTAGCCATTGGACCAGTAGTCCTTTGCCTTAAGAGTTCAAACTCTAACTCAACAGGCTTACAATATCCAAACAATGAAGCAATAGCTGAAACAGCTCCACTGGCCATGGACGTAGCCCTCATGTAAGGTCCAATCAATGGGGCATTAGACAAACTCTTAGTCCAAACCGACAGAGCTGTGGCAGCTGTTGAAACAGCTGGTTTAGAATATTCATCAGATTGTGGTGAAATTGAAGAAGGCGTGTATTGTGTGGGTCCAGCAAGCTTGACTTCTGTTGCCCATGCATAAATAGAAATAGTAACGTTGTTAACAGTTCCAGTCGCATGTTTTAATGGAACCAACTCTCGAATGCTCATTTCTCCCATTTTGGTCCAATCAGATGCTACAACATCAATAGCATTTTCATGCCAAACAAATGGGCAAGTTATGGTTCCACCAGAATTATTTGCTGGATCAAGGTAAACATGTGGCCTGTTGCTAGCTGCAATTGAATCAGACACAAAAGCTGATCGATTTCGAGTCAAATCATCAAAATCTGGATATAAAGGAGCCCATGACATAATGGCACTTCCAAAATTGAAAGGTGTTCCGTTCAAAACAGCTTTAACATGCAACTTGGCTTGGAGCAATTTATAATTCGACACCCTATTAACCACTCGCTTATTTTGGAAAAACAATTCCCAAGGGCGAAATGTAGCAAACAAAGCGACTCCTCCTTGAGCCCAGTTGACATCTGTTATCAAAACTGGCCTCTCAAAAAACTGCTGTAAAGAAACAGAATTATCCATTCCCTCGCTCCTAAGTTCATCATAACTCCCTTTTTGTTCAGACTCATGTCCTGGTACCATATCAAGAAATCTCACTGTTTGTTGTGAGTAATCAGCATTAGTTGGTGCTTCAGCTGATTGAGGTTTCGTGCACTCCAGCACTAAGTTTTCAAAAAACTTTAAATTACAAAGGTCATCTCTTAGACTTCGCGGAGATGACATACGCCAATTTGTGTTAGGTTAATATAAATTTGTGCAAAATTTGTACAGTAATTACACGATTTGTTTTGCTTTCCGCCTTTGTACAATTGGTAACCAGAAAGACTTAAGTTTGTTCATAATGTTTCTTCCACATTTCAACTCGTTGATCGAAATCAACATCAAGAATAGATAGTGGCAAGTTTGCACGTGAACTGGAGCAAACCTCTTTTAATTGTGAACGTCTCAGCTCATAAACTTCACGTCCATGTCCAAACCACTCGTGAAGAGCTGTTTCAATGCATGAAGTCATTTGCTGAATATGTGTGACGCTTCGGGATTTCACATTACAATGGAGAGATTTAAAAATGGACATCTCATCCAAACACCCTATTGTATGTCCAATCTCAAGTATAAATTTTGACTTTCTTTTCAAAAAATCAACATCTTCAATCTTCAGGAATTCTACACTGTCTGTACTTTTGTTAGGCAATGTGATTTTCACTCCATGAAGAGCTAAAAAGCGTTGATAAATCATGAAATTGAAACGTTTCCGGTAGACAGGTTTAATGGACCCAGTGAAATCATCCCCATAAGTTAAAGCAGCACATACTTCTCTGCTGTCGGTTACTTCTGGTAAGGCATGAAAAATTCCTAATCTCAAATAGATTGATCCCACAATGCTATTAACAATCACTGTCATGTTGTTGCCTGACGTATTCATGTTAAAAGCCATCAACAGAACTCCATTGTAATCCACAAGTGGATGAATGATATCGAAGATCATCATCCTCATAATATGTAAATCATCAACAGAATATCCTGCTGTTTTGGGTAAATCAATTAAACACCTCCAGGCTGCCAAAGTTACTTGGGCTGACATCCGAACATCATACTTCGAGTAATCCCAACCCAACACTTCCTTGTCATCATACTTGTAAGCATGTGACATCATTTCCTCCCAATCAGTTGAAAAACTATTTAATCCAACTGCACACTCAGACAAAATAGAATTTTGACACAAAAAACGAGATATTGGTAGAAAATATTTCCGAATAGC